GCCATGCATCAATGCCCACACTGCCCCCGCGAGCGCGACGAACGGCGTCAGGAATTTGGCAATTTTCCCGAGCACGCCCAGGAAACGGATGCCGCCCTGCATGATCTGAAAGACCTCGATCAGGCCCTTCATCGCCTCACCGGTCTCTTTGGTCTGCTCTGTGTTTGCGACCATTTCGGCCCGCATCGCGGCAAGATGCTGGGTCACGAAGGCGCGGAAATCGCTCTCGGACATTTCCATGATCTGTTCCTGATTCATGGTTCCCCGGAAATGAAAAAAGCCGCCCGAAGGCGGCGGTGGAATGCGTGGGTGGTAGCTGCCGGATTACGGCGCGACCTTATCGGCTGGCAGTGGCGTGTTACCCGCCGCGAGCCATCGCTTGAACTCTTCATAGTCGACGTTACCGTCGGCCATCGGAATGGTTGCGCCGTCCGAAAGGCGCGTGACGAAGCCCTCGGTGATGTAGAGCTGATACATGTTCAGAGCCTCGCAGTGATGACGAAAGCGGCGTTGTTAGCTGCACCTGCTGATCCAGACGCTACGGTTCCGGTAGCTGCCAGACGCAAACAGCGTGTTGAGTTGTAGTTGATGACAGGCGTGTTGCATTGAGTCAGGGAGAATGAAATCGACGGAACGGACGGGGCAACTCGCATTTCGACCGGATAGTCAATTCCGCAGGTTCCAACCGGAGCACTGACGGACCCCGCCCAACCGCTGATGAAGAGCGCTCCCACCGGCACGTTAAGCGCGTAGCGCTGACAGTCTTTGAGGTCGTCCGGATAGTTCTTGCGCGTGACGGCGGAAGCCACCGTGCCCTCCTCCAACTGCCACTCAGTGAACCAGAAATTCTTCGTCGTGACCGCGCCGCACGCGACCTGAACCTCGATCTCCAAGCCCTTCGAGCAATCGCCCAGAGCCTGAGTTGCCGTGACCACAGCGCCGGTCGCGCTCGCCACAGACGACGCCGAGCTGGTGCCGATCGTCGTCACCGCAGAGAAATCATCAGCGGTCGTGGTCGGCTTGCGGAACACCACCGTGTAATTGATGGCCGAGCCGACATCGTGCTGAACACCGATCTGAAACGTGCCGGTCTGGTTCTTGAATTTGACTGCGTCCGCCGCTTCCATTCGGTACCGCCAAGATACTTGGCCGGCGCCGGTCAGCGTGCAGCCAGCGAGTTTGGCCGCATACCCAGTTCGACCAACGGGCGCTGCCGTGTCTTGCGTCAGCGTGCCAGCGGTGATCGCACCGCCCGACGCCCACGCGGCAATCATCTCGACCGGACCGTACTGCGGCGACGTGGTAAGCGTCGGCACAGTCGACTGGATCGCGACCTGCGCGCCGCTGTTGAAGAGCTTGTTTCGAGACGACGCGGCCCCCGTCGAGCCGACACTGGATTGAAGCTGGGCAAGCTGCACCGCGTGCTGCGGCTGCGTCGCCGGAGCGACGGAAAACAATTGCGCTACGGCCCCGGCAAGCGCCGCGTAGCGCCCGTCCCCCGTTGCTTGGCTGATCTTCTGGGTGAGCGTCTCGGACAAGATAGGCGCGCCACTGTATTGCGTGATGTTCCCCGCGGTGATCGACGTCTGCCCGTTCGCGACCGTCACTACCCAGATCCCAGTCCACCCGGTGTCGGCCGCCGGCGTAACCTGCGTGCCCGTCGTCGCGGCGATGCCCGCCTTTGCCTGAATCGCAACAATCCCTTTCCGGAACGTGTTGCTGGTTTGGCCGCTGTTGTTGGGCCCCTGCCAGGGCTGCGAAGGGTTCGACGAGTTATAGAACTGCAGTACCACCGGCGTTGCATTGCCAGTCGTCGGATCGAGGCTTACGTCCTGATCCTGATATTGGACTTGGACCAGGTAGTTGATCGCTTGGCCGGCGGTCGGCGGCGGCGGGCAGGACACGAGCGTCGGATCGAGAAGAATCCCCTGCTTAAAGACCTGATGAGTAGTGTCGGCAGCCAACGTCCCGAACACCGTGGCCTCAAGCGGCGCAAGCGCGTAAATTTCCCCTGGACCGAGACTGACCTGCAGCGAGGCTGGCGACGTCGGCGCGCACGCCAGCCCATTGGCGATTGTGGACGTCCCGAGCACAGCCGCAGCCAACTTCCCGTGCGCGATCATGTTGTCCTGCGCCGGCTTCGTGAAAAACCACTCGTAGATCGATTGCCCGATCTGGGTAATGAGACGGTTCAAGGATTGCCCCCGAAATGAAAAAGGGCCGCACTTGGCGACCCTGGTCAATGAAGAAATTCTGCAATCAGCGGATGGCCACCCACATGACCGTGCCCACTGGCTTGACAGCGTCGACGGCGGCGTAGATGTCGGCGTCGGACGCCGACGAATGGGTGTAGGACGAAGAGTTCGTGTAGGACGAAGCGAGTGGCGTGTTCAGTGCCGATTGCGACGGCGCGGCGCAGTACGCCGCCCCAGCAGTGCCGCCCGTAGCGACGGGACGGAACGCGGTGATCATCGCCGTGTAAGGAACGGCCATCGAGCCTAACCGAGCGACGCCGCAGTAGCCGGCAGACGTTGGCGAGTTCAGCGCGCCCATGTCCATCGGCCGGTTCGGCTCGAAGATGGTCGGCGCTTGTCCGGTTACATCCTTCAGCACCTGGACCATCGCCGGCCGGGTACCCTTTCCACGCAGCAGGTTGATGACGATCCGAATACGGAACGAATCATCGGACTGCCCAGGCTCGCGCATTAGCGCCGCGCCGAAGAAGTCCCACGCGATCATGTCAAGCCAGCCGTCGGTGGCCGTCGCAATACGTGTCTGCTGTTTCGCGTAGGCCCACAGCGAATAGACAAAGCTCAGGCCGTACGCGATGCCCGCCAGCAGCGCGTCGAGGATCTCGGCGACGCCCGGGAACCAGGCCGTCGGGAGCAGCGCGCGCAGGCGCTGAAACATGTCCTGTTGGTCACCCGTCATCACGTCACCTGCACCGTACCGGCTTTGATGGTCTGCTGCGACGTGGTAGCGAGGTCCGACGTGCCGCCGTTCAGCGTGACGCCGGTAACGTTCGTGACCCCGTCCGATGCCGCGTAGGCGACCTGCGCGAGGCGGGTGAAGCTCAGCGACACGCCGAGTCCGAGCGTGTTGATGTAGTTCTGAATCGCCGCTGCCACGAGGGCGACGGTTGCAGCGTGGTCGTACCCGCTCGCTGTCACAATTGCCATGACCACGTTGGCGATGACCGTATTGGGCCCATACACGCCGTATGTCACGCTCAGCGGGCGCACATCTTCAATCGCATTGGCCGCAGACGCAAGCAGCGTCGACGAAGGACTGCCCGTGCCGTCGTCGACGATCACATAGAAGAACCCGGGCTGCGCCAAGCCGCTGCGCTGCTGGTTTTCGGTAACCGTGGCGCTGACGTTCTGTTGCAGCGAAAGCACAGCATAGAGAACCGCCGCCTTCGTGGCCTTCGACAGACTGCCGATGTACGCGACGAAGCGGGCGCGCAGTGCCGTGTCGATCTCGGCATCGGCGCCGTTGGTAAACGCTGCGGCGTTGGTCACGGTGTCGATGCCGGGCATGCCCTGCACGATCGTGTTCACCGCACCGGCAACAACATTGCCGGACGCGCCAGCAACTTGAGCGAGCACCGGCACCGAAACGTAAGGCGTACCAGAGCCCAACACATAGGCGTTCTGAGTCGCGTCGTACGCCGGGTTCGTTGCATCCAGCGTGACTGCGAACGTCTGCGTGCCGTCCCCCGTCTGCACGCGCGCACCGATCGGCACGATCGCATTGAGCGTCGGCGTAAACCGAGCGAACTTCACGAGCCCGCTGGCCGGGTCAGCAGGAATTCGGGTCACCCCGAAATCAGCCATCCATGAATCAAGGTCGGAACCGCTCGACGTCGATGCCCGCGTGATGACCAGCAACTGCAGAATCAGCGATTGCAGCCACAAGGCAACAGCTGCGGTCGCCTCGACGACCGCGCGCAGCGTCGAGCCGATGGTGAGGTCTACGAGCCCCGCAGCAGCGCCCTGGATGGCCGTCACCTGCTCGCGCACCAGCGTCACGAAGTCTTTCGTGGAAATGGTCATTGATTCACGTTGAAACTGAGGGTGGCGGGCTGGCCGGTGGCCGCGTCCGTATAGCGAATCGACACGCTGACACCGCGCGCGATGGCTTGAACATCGATCACAGGGGCCGGCCGGCGGGCAACC